GGGTTGCTCGGCTCGGTCGTACCGGAGCCTTGGAAAAGACTGGTCATCAGTACTCCGTGTTATATGCCGGGGACATGGCCTGTGCCGACTGTTCCATGTCAGTCATGCGGCCCTGCTCGTCCAGGTCGTTGTAGAGTTGGGTGAAGCGGTTCTCGAAGGCAGGTACGCGGTCATCGACGTAGTAGTCGCCTGCGTAGCCCAGAGCACCGTAGATCAGAAGGTCAGCCGCGACCGTCGAGAAGAAGTTCTCGTCCGTGTCGACCAGTAGCTGCGGCTGCGAGGCGTAATAGACCATGGTGATGGTCCGCCCCTCGGGCAGCGTGGGCTTGATCAGGTAGGAGGCCCCTACCCGGCTGTAGTACCGCGACTCCTGTGCGGGGGCCATGGGGATCCCGAGGAAGTGCCCCAGGTCCTTGTTGACCATGAGGACGCTCCCCGAGTACAGGTACTTGAGACTCAGGAAGTCCGACGGGATCACGATGGCGTCCGTGGGGACCGTGGGGTCCTGGCCCGTGGTCAGACTCATCTTTTCCATGCCTGGGACGCGGAGCGTGCGCTCAAGACGCGTCTGGGCCATGTGGATGAAGTCGTTCGCCAAATCCGTGTCACAGTCGTTGCGGTTCAGAATGGCGAGGAACTTCTTACGGATGTTGGCGAGGTTCATTTAGGGGTCTTAGATTTCTTTGGCGGTCGCGAGGAAGTACTCGAGGTTTTCGTGCTTGAGCTTCGCGACGGATTTGCGGATGGGTTCCTGGTAGACGTCGTAGCCTTCACGCATCCACTTGTCGACGAGGCAGACAGGGATGGAGGCGACGTGCATGTACTCACGCTCGCGGACGTTGTGCGATGCGAGGCGTTTCTCCTCGAGGTCCTTGAGGAAGCGGTCGGGGATGTTTTGATGCGTCTCGATGATGTGGCCGTCCGTGTGGGACGTGACCGACACGTTGACGCCGTTGTCGAGTTTCAGCATGGGGAATAAAAAGGCCCCACTGCGCGAGAGTGGACGCAGCAGGGCATAAAGGAATTTGGGGGTCCCCGAGGCTTGCCGAGTGGCGAAGCGCGAACGGGGGACCGGAGGGGAACTAAGGGATCAGCAGAGCGCAGAACATGCGGTTACTGGTCCCTTAGGGGGCCATTACTGGCCGATGGTTGCGTTCGAACCCGTAAGGCCCTTGATTGCAGCCGAGGCCTTCTGGTTGACGTGCTTCAGCGAGAACTCGCCGATCAGTTGCGTGCGGTTCGCATCGCCGGTCACTGCCAGCGGGATACGCGTCCACGGGCGCAGCACAGCGATCTTCCAGTACTCCGGAGCGAACAGGAGCGCCGAGTCGGCCTTCATGAAGCGGTTCAGCACGACCTTCTGCTCACCGAACGGCGAGACGTAGAGGTCGACCACGTTCACGACCTTGCGGTCTGCCGAGCCGTCGAACATACGCGTACGGCCAGCCGAAGCCGTGAAGCCTGCGACGATCAGCGAGTCACCCGGCTTGATCATCAGGATCTTCGCTTCGCCGCCGCCTTCGTACAGCTTCTGGTTCGCCGTCAGCACGTCGTTTTCCGACAGGGCCACCGGGGTTGCCGTGTGGTCGATCACGTTGCCCGCGTCGATCATGGCCGAACCCGTGGCACCCTTGCCGAACACGTTGCCGAACTTGCGGGCCGTGCTTTCGCCACCGACCGCTGCATCCTGTGCCACGCCGAGCAGTGCGTATTCGAACTCGCGCTTCAGTTCCGCGCTCTTCTTCGAGAGTTGCAGCGCGGTTTCCTTGGCACGACCGTAGGCCGAGATCTTGTCGGCGGTGTTCGACACACGGATCGTCTTCGTGAGGATCTGCGTGTAGTTCGACAGCATCGTCGTCGGGTTCATCACGCTGTCCGAAGCATCTGCACCTTCAACGGCAGCGTTCGCGCCCACGGCTGCGAGCGAGTCTTCTTGCCACTGGAACAGCGTGTTGTGGACCGACTCGGTCTTCACCAGCGACTGGAACGGGGTGTTCGTCGGGCTGATGTTCGAAATCACGTCCGAAACGTCTTCCTTGACCCCAACCATATCAAACGACTTGAATGCGGTGTTGCTCATGTTGTGTATTCCTAAAATGAAAAGTAGTGTGCTGTACAGCTTCGTGCGGTACAGCGATGGAGTGTGTTTGTGAGAGGGATTACGACCAGCGAGCCATGAACAGATCCGCAGCGTCGTCGGTGGATCCCGACTGCGCCAGGCGCTGCTTGAGCTTCGCGGCCTTGTCGACCTTGTTGGCCGAGGTGGCCACGGTCTTGGTGGTCTTCAGGACCTTGGCGGGAGTCTTGTTGACCTTCTTGGTCACGACTGCCTTGGCCTTGTCGAACTGCATGGCCTTGTACATCATCTCGAGCGCGAACTTGTCGACCACACCGTTGACGATGTGCTCGGGCATGCCCTTCGAGACTGCATACTGCCGAACGTCCTCGTAGGTCTTTGGATTCCAGCCGGTGACGTTGTCGGTGAGGTACTTGACGGACTCAGCCGCCGCAGCCTTCATTTGCTTCTGACGTTGATCGTTCGTGTGTGCGACGAACTGGTCAACTTCCTGGGTGATGAAACGAACTTCCTCGTAAGCAGCGGTGGCTTCAGCACGCAGGGCCGCGAACGACTCCGCATCCAGTTGCTTGCTCGCGACCAGCATGTCGATCTTCGAGTACGGCTCCCATCGGGCCATGGCCTTCTGGTGAAGACGATCAAGCTGTGCTGCCGCCTTCTGGTTTGCTTCTTCGACGGTCTTGCGCTGTTCCGCGACTGCTTGCGACTTCTTCGTCAGTGCCGCTTCCTGGCCATAAAGACGCTTCAGATCCTTGACGGATACCTCGAGTTCTTCGTCGTCGACCGTGAGCTTGACCTTGGCATCGTCGTCGAGGACCTTGCCCTTCTTGGGCTTGGCTTCCTCTTCTTCGCCACCTTCGTCAGCTTCTTCGGCCTCCGCGTCGTCCTCGTCTTGAGGGTCCGCATCGGTGTCATCTGCTTCTTCGGAGCCTTCATCGGCTTCCTCCTGCTCGACGGGTTCATCTTCCTCGTCGGCCAGGTCTTCGTCCTCAGGGTCTTCGGATGCCTGCTCGGCAGGGTCCTCTTCACTCCATCGCGACAGAAATTGGTCTGCTGCGTCAGCTTCGTCGAATTCTTCGAATGACGGCGCAGCGTGTGCCACGCCCGTTTGGGTGGTGGTCGTCATGTGGGGGTTTACTCTTCAGTTGGGGAAAGGAGCGAGTCGCGGTGGGCGACCCAACTCCGTAGTTCGGTGGAGATGTCCTGCAGTGCTCGAAGCTGGAAGAAGCGTGTCTCGCGCTTCTGTGTGTCCTCGAGGGAACTGCCGGTGATGTCCGCGAAATACTCGTTGTAGAGAGCGTTCACGCATGTGATGAACGCCTCGTTTGCTAGAAGCTCCTCGGCAGCAGTGCCGCGTTGGAGCATGAGGGTTTGCTCGTCCATTTAGGTCCGAAGTACCGCTTGGGTTTGCGGGGGAGTGATAGCCATCTCCTTCTCCATGAGGTGAAGCTCCTGCGTGTGCAGCGCGGCGTTGGATTCGGCCACGAACTGCTTCACGTCGACCTCGCGACCCTTGAGGACTTGCTCCATCTGAAGCTGCATCTTCTCCAGTTGGAGCTTGAGCATTTCGATCTGGGCGTGGTCGTCGACCTTCTTCGCGGAGTTCTGAGCAACACTTTCCTGAACAGCGACCTTGCGTTCCTCAAGCTGCATTTCCTGGACCTTGAACTGGTCAGGCTGCGGCGGCGGGAGCTTGCTCGGGTCGGTGAGATACTGGTTGATTTGCTTGATCCCTGTCTTTTCCAGGGCGCTCTTGAAGACTGCGTAGCGGTTCGCTTCGGTGTAGAGCCGTGCGTTACCCGGGTCGGCTGCGAGGGTCGAGTGGATCGTCATGAACTTCATCGCCTCTTGCTGCTGCTCGTTGTATCCGAGCTTCAGTTCGACGGTGCAGGTCACTTCGTCGGCCCACTCTTGCGGGTTGACCGCTTGGAAGTTGCCAGCGATGCGGACCACCTTCTGCTGCTTCTCGTTGAGGAGAACCAGGCGGTACACCTCGAGGTACAGTTCCTTGACGAAGTGGTTCGCGAAGTTGCGGGCGATGATCTTCTCGCGCTGCTGCGACAGGCTAACCATGTCGTTCAGTGCTGCCTGCGAGTTCTGCTTCGATACCGCGTCCTTGTTCAACCCTTGGGACAACCTCGAGACACCTGTGACCTCCTCCTTGTCCTCGTCCAGCATCTGAATCGTTTGGAATACGAAGGGATTCAGACCCGACTGTTGGAGCGGGATGATGCCATCGGGGCGCGACACGTTGACCAGGCCACCCACACGGTTCTCGAGGAGTTCCTTGGGGTTCTGCACGGCACCCTTGACCACCATGAGCCGGGGGTTGTTGGTGATGACCGTGTGATCCAGGATGCCGCGGACGAGCACCGTGCGGGCGTTCTGCGTCGGGATGACGCGAGCCGCGTAGTTGCCACCGTAGAAGGCGTGTGGGAGCGGGAGCGGCGTGAAGCAGATGAACGGCTTGCGGTCGACTTGCTCCTTGTCGAGCAGGACGTCCGAACCGGCCATCGTGATCTTCCACAGCTTCGCCTCGCCCGAGCCGTCCATGTCGATTGGCATGTAGGCTTCGGTGACGAGAACGTGCTCCGTCTGCTCCTGGTCCTGGTCCTCTTCGAGGTTCGTCACTCCAGTGCCAATGTCTTCGAAGCGGGCGATCCGCTCGGGGGACATGGACAACTCGTCGTCATCATTCGTGCCGATGTCGTAGACCAGTTCCCTGTCGTAGCCCATGGAGATCAACTCGGACTTCGTCTTGCGGGTCCGGTGGGCCACGAAGTGGGCCTCGGCGACCGAAGGGGCCGTGGAGGTGATGAGGAATTCCTCAGGGGCGATGGGGGTGTAGCGGACCTGGGACTTGTCGATCCGGCGCGTGAGCGTGCCACTGAACAGGCCCGTCTCCGGGTCGTGCGTGGCCTCTACGTCCTCGACGTCCTCTTGGGCCGTGAGCATCTCCAGGGCGTCCACGTCGATGTCGGAGAATTCCTCCTCCTGATCTTCGTGCCGCTCGTCCCAGAAGACCTTGACGATGCCCGTGCGGGCCATCAGGCCGTCCTGGATCACCGAGGCGAACGTGCCGTAGCTGTCGTTCTGCCTGTGGATCACGTAGTCCGCGTATTCCGTTGCGATCCGCATGGGTTCGACGTCAGCGTCGGTTTGCGGGTCGAACGAAACGATCTTGTTACCTGCGCTGAAGGTCTCCAAGAGCACAGCCTTGAGGGACTCCACAGCATCGAACACGTCCATTGAGACGTACTTCGAATTACCTGCGTGGGACGGTGCGGGCTTCTCGCCATGGTAGTACTCCATGACCTTCTTCCGCTCCTCGGAGAGCTTCGACGAGTAGTACTCCACACTAGACGTGGCGTACTTCTGGACGAGGCTCTTGAGTTCGTCTTCCGACACAGGCTTAAACTTCTTGGAAGCCTTAGCCATTAAATCATTTCGATGTAGTAGTCGTCCGTACTCTCAACGGGAGTAAAGCGACCTTCGTGGATGAAATTCGCGATAGCGAGGGACATGACGCAATCGTCGAAGCACCCGGGTTCCGCCTGCATTTTCCCTTCGTCGGTCACCACGTAAGTGATGAGTTCGCGGAGGGTCACCTTGTCGACGACCTCGATGTCCTTCTCACGGAACGCAGCGCGGAGCTTGTCGATGATGAGGGGCTTGGTCTTGACGGTGGTGCGGAAGCCATAGACGACCGTCTCATCCTCCGTCTCCTTGTCGACGTGAGTCTCGAAGTAGAGGTTCGGGTATGCGAGGTCTTTGCCTAAGCGGGTTGCTGTGAG